GCCTTACAACCTTTCTTAGCTCCTGATAATTTTAAAACCTATGATGAACTCAAAGAGAAACTGAATAGGGTGATTTCAGGAACGAGAAATACAGAAACCGTTGATAACGTTGCAATCGCAAGTGAACCGGTGGCTGTAAAAAGTGAAGATGTGAATATGCAATCAAAAGCAAAAAATGAGGATGATGACACTTTGTCATATTTCTCAAAACTTGCTGAGAATGCATAACCTCCTTTCTCTCTCTTACATCTAAACTTAAAGGGCTCCTAGTAATAGGAGCCCTTTTTTTTGTTATAAATATCCGTATGGCAAGTATATTACAAGGATTAGTAGATAAACAAAAAGGTGTAAGACACTCAGCTTCCTGGTATAGGGGGGCTATAAACCAATTGGCAGTTAGACCAACTGGTGCTCGTATGTTAAGAGACGGCAAGATACAAGGGAGACCTAGTACTGGACGTTTAAATCTCTTTATGTATGACCCTAAAACAAAAGACAAATTACCTTATTACGATATATTTCCGTTAGTATTACCTATTGACACATTTAGAGGTGGGTTTTTAGGATTAAATTTTCATTATCTACCATATTTGTTAAGATTTAGATTGTTAGAACAATTAGAACGATATGCTACTAACAATAAATTTGATAGGTCAACAAGACTTGATGTTAGTTATGAGAGAGTGGTACCTTTAACAATGGTGAAACCTACAATTAAGAAATATTTGTGGTCTCATATTAGGTCAAACTTTATGAGAGTTGACGCTCAAGAGGCCGCTATTGCTGTATATTTACCTGTACAACAATTCAAAAAACGATCAGCACAATATGTCTGGTCTCAATCAAGGGGGCAATTTAGTTAATGGCTATTTTAAGAGGCGGTAAAAGAATAGGAAATATGGATATCAGATTTGGTATTCCTAGAGACCGTTCTTTAGACAATGTTACCGGCGACCCTAGATTAAAAAGAAAACCAGGTGGTAATCCACAAACTACAATTAATAGTTTTATAGCAACCGTTAATCAAGGTGAAGGATTTGCCAGAGGTAATAGGTTCTTGGTTAGATTTTATTTGCCGGCAGGATATAAACTTAAAGGCGATTTTGATATGGGTAGTCCAAGTGATCCAAAAATTAATACAGAATTAGAATCTTCTGAAATGATTAGAAATGTAGGTGTGATGTGTAATGGTGTGGACTTACCAAGCAGAAATTTACTAACTGAACCTCACCGAGTACACGGACCAGCAAGAGAAATGCCTACAGGTTATCAATATTCAGGTCAAATACAATTACAATTATTAATGGATAAGTTTTTAAGACAAAGAATGTTTTTTGAAAATTGGCAGAATAAAGTATTTGACGTTAATACCCACCATTTAAATTTCTATAACGATTATGTGGGTACAATGGACATTTATATGTTAGGTCAATATGCCGCTGAAGGTGATAGAGATAGAGTGGTATATGCAGTTAGATTGTATGAAGTATTTCCAGATGTAATTGATGGTATTCCATTAGCAATGTTAGAAATGGACTTACCATATTTACAAGTGCCGGTAACTTTGAAATATAGAAATTGGCGAAACTTACACATAGATGAAATTTCAGGCGCAACGGTTGGTAAATCACACGGTGATATACCTACTATCAAGGCGTCTAAAGAATTTGGATTATTTGGTGGCATACTAAATAGGTTACCACCAGAAATAAGACGAGCAGGTAGAGACGTTTTAGGAACAATTAAACGAAATCTACCAATAGGTAGAGTAACCGGAGGAAGAGTATTTCCACCGTTTTTATAATTATTAATAAGGAGATAAATTATGGCATTACCAATACTTGAAGCGGCGACATATGAGTTGACACTTCCAAGTCAAGACGTTAAAATAAAATACAGAGCTTTCCTCGTTAAAGAGGAAAAGGTTTTATTACAGGCGCTAGAGTCAGAAGAAACAAAACAAATTGTTGAGGCTCTAAAGCAAATAGTTCACACTTGTACCTTTGGGTCAGTAAATGTGAATGAGTTGCCAACTTTTGATTTAGAATATATATTTTTACAAATTAGGTCTAAATCAGTTGGTGAAGTGGCAAAAATAAAAGTACGTTGTCCGGATGACAATGAAACTTTTGTAACCAAAGAGGTTGATTTGTCTAAAGTGGAGGTTCAAGTTGATGACAAGCATACAAATAAAATTGTCCTTGATGAGGCCAAAAAATTAGGCATTATTATGAAGTACCCTACAATAAATGCAGTTGATCCAACTGCCAATTTAAAGGGTATGAGAACACAACAACTCTTTGAAATAATTGGTAAATCAATTTACCAAATATATGAAGGAGACAAATCTCATAATGCAGTTGATTATAAACCAGAAGAGTTAAATCAATTCATTGAGAGTTTGGATTCAAAGGCGTTTGGCAAAATACAAGATTTTTTTGCTACTATGCCTAAACTATCACACGAAATTGAGGTAGAGAATCCAAAAACCAAGGTGAAAAGTAAGGTAGTGTTGAATGGACTAAGCGATTTTTTCGTATCGCCCTCTCTCACGACAACCTAGAAAATTATTACTCGGTTAACTTTGCTTTAATGCAACACCATAAATATTCGTTAACCGAATTAGAAATGATGTTACCTTGGGAGAGGGAAATATATGTGTCCCTTTTACAAAAGCACATAAAAGAGGAAAACGATAAAATGCGTGAACAAAGCGCTAAGATGAGGAAATAATATGTTAGAAGAAAGTATATCAAAGGCAAAAAAGACAGGCATTGATACTATTAAAATGGTATGGGAGTTTTTTACAGATGAAATTCCACACGTACTATCAAATTGGAGAATGATACCTAGATTAATGATGGGGTTATATTGTTATGCATTTTATAGTACAATGAATTGGTTTATGGTATTACCAGAACCTAATAATGCTCAAGCAGGATTTGTATCAGTAGTTGTTGGTGCAGGTGCGGCTTGGTTTGGGTTATATGTAAATAGTGGTAAAGTATCCAGTAAACCAGCAAAGAAAAAAGAAATTAAAGTTGACGCATAATGGATTGTAGAAATTGTTACCACGATTGTCATTGTGATAGACAAGAACATATAGACGAATATTTGGATATATGTCCTTGTAATAAATGCAATTGTGAAGACAAGAAGGAAGAATAATGGCAACAGCATTAGCAGTAGTAGAAACAATATCAGGTGGCGTAGGCAAATCTTTAACAGGTAGTGCAGGCGCAGTAGCCAGTAATGATAATCAAATTGAAACCAAGCAATTTGACGTATTAACACAAATCAGATTAATATCTAAAAGCTCATTAAAAGCAATTGAAGAAGTTAGAGATAAAATTGCTGATATGTTATCCTTTGATAAGAAGTCAGCGAGAGACCAAGCGGCTGCTTTACGTGAAATGAATGCAGAAGGTGGTCCAAAAGTAAAACCTACAGGCGGCATAGGTGATGGCGGTGATGATTTAGATGAAAAGAAAAAATCAATATTTGGTACAGGTGGTTTATTAGCATTTCTTGGTCTTGAAAAACTTGCTAAATGGGCAAAGAAATTATTTGCTCCTCTAATTAAAATGTTTGGTAAAGGTGGTAGATTTGCAAAACTATTGGCACCTCTAACTAGGTTATGGCCATTATTAGGTAGAGCAGGTCCTATTGGTTTGGTTATTACAGGTATAATGTTATTAGTAAAATATTCAAAAGAAATTGGTGAGGCATTAGCACCTGCTATTGATGGTATTAAAAGAGGTTTAGTTAAATTAAAACCATTATTTGACGCAATTGCTAAAGTAATGGATGTTATAATCAAAACATCATTGGCGACAATAGGTTCTGGTCTTGCAATTGCCGTGGGTTTGGTTGAGGCCTCTTTATCTAGTCTTTGGTCAAGTGTTGTATTTGTAAAAGATTTAATTATAGGCATAGTTACCGGTGATATGGATTTAATTAAAAAAGCATTTAAAAATATAAAGAAAGAATTTTCAGAAATAGGTGGTAAGTTAATTACGGTAATTAAAAATGCATTTATAGGTTTAGTTAATAAGGTTGGTGAAATATTTGGCATAGAGAATGCGTGGGACTTTGTTAAAGATAAATGGAATGAAATTAAGGCTGCAATAACAGCTGGGTTTGATACAGCAATTAAATGGATAACTGATAAATGGGAAGATTTTGCTGTTGAACCATTTAATAATTTAAAAGAAAAACTTGATGAATGGAAAAAGAAAATATGGGACGGTGAAGAAGGCAAATTATTTGGTATGAAATTGCCTGAATTTAGTTTAGATGGATTATTTGAAAAAATAGAAGGTTGGAGAAACAAAATATACAATCACAAAGAAGGCACATTATTTGGTATGGAATTACCTGAATTTAGTTTAGCTGGTGTTAAAGAAACACTAACAGGTTGGGGTAAGAAAATCTATGACCATAAAGATAAAAAATTATTTACTATGCAGTTGCCATCATTTAGTTTAGATGGTCTAAAAGATACCTTAACAGGTTTTAGAGATATGATTTACAATCCAGAAAATGGTGCTGTATTTGGTATTGAATTTGGAAAACTATTTAACAAT